CTCCGGCAACCACTAAATACTCAATAGATGGAGGCGCGTTGTTGCCCGCACTAGCGCCGAATCCAATCAATCCAGTAAGGTTAAGCATCGTTCGCCGCGTCCGTGGTGTAGAACAGCGCGATGCCGTGCAGGCGGGCATCAATCGCCATGTTGTCGTTGGCATCGGCCACCTTGCGGCCGATCTGGAAGATCACCACGTCGCTTGTGGCTGGCGTGCCCGCGATGGTGATGTCCGCCGATTCCGGGCCGCGATAGAGGTCGCTGGTGGTGCCGCCGGTGTCGGTCGAGGTCTGTGCCGTGCCGAAGGCCGCGTCCAGCGCGTCGTCGTCGGACAACGCCAGCCCTTGCAGCTCCCACACCACGCCAAAGTTGGTCGTCGTCGAAGCGTGGCTCCACACCGGCACGAAGGTCACTGTGCCCTCGTTCCAACTCTTCGGCATCTGCACGGAGAACTGCGCATATTCCTGCGTGCTCGCGTCGAAGTCGAGCGTCTTGAGCATCACCTTGTTGGTCGTTGTCTCTACCGTGCCACCAGCAGCGCCGTTGGTCGTGCGCGCTGTCATCGCGGCGGCGGGAATCCACAGCGTTTGTTTGCCTGCTTTTTGTGTTAGAGCATCATAAGCCTGAACAGAAACGCCGATGTTAGAGGCCATTATTACATTGCTACCTTCTACAGCGACCACGCCAGCTGAAACGCGCGTCAGCGTGGTGTCTGAAGCGTGGCCGATATTTATCCCGGCGAATTGCGGAGAGTCCGCAGTGGTCAGTCCGGTCACCCCAGCTTGGGGCAGCCCAGCACAGTTAGTCAACGTGCCGCTGGATGGCGTTCCAAGCGCTCCACCGGGAACAACGTAATCCGTTCCAGCCACCGCCGCGCTCTCCACGCCGGAAGCACGTTTGATGATGCCGGTCAGCGTGCCGATGGTCGAAGTCGTGCCATCATCAGTCCAGCGCTCCACACCGGCCACCGCCATGCCAAAACCAGACGTGCTGTACTTGTATATGCCCGTTGTCGTGGTGGAGGAAAAGTTCAACGCCGGAGCAGCCGCGCTGCCATCAGGCAACGAAACCAGCGTCGAGATGTCCGCTGTTTGTGCTGAGTAAACTTCCGACCCGTCACAGATCAGGATGGCGCGGCTGCCACTAGAAAGATCAGTGCCAGTGCCGGCTGCGGTTTTCATCGTTATCGTTTGCGAAGTGCTGAGCGCAGAAAGCGTGTAGTACACAGCCACGGTATTCGGCACTACAATCGTCACTGCGGCACTTGGGTTGCCGATGAACTTGATGAGCTTATTTGACGCTTCCGCCGCAGACAGCGTAAAACTTCCAGCCGCACTAACGTCTTTGACAAGCTGCGTAAAATTGTAAGTCAAGCTGCGCCCGAGACCGACGGTGTAAAATGCAGCACCGGAGCAAGCAATAAACGCTGACTCGCCGGGTTGCAATGCCAGTGACGACGCGCCATCGATCTGTTCGCTGCCGCTAGGATCGATGGTCAACACGCCTGTGCCGGAGTTGCGCAGCAAGAAGAAGAAGTTGTCTCCGAGTGTCACCGCTACGGTCAATGCGACGGTGCCTGTGCCGCCGGTGTAATTCTGCAGGGTGGCACGATGTGCGGCTGTCGCTGTAAAGCCGGATGCCTGCGTCGTGATCGGATGAGCCTGGTTCAAGCTAGATCCAGACGCAATAATGCCGTAGCCGATTAGCGAGGCGGCGTCTGTTGTCGTCGAACCAACGCCGTAGGCCACAGATGCCCAAGCGCCCGCCGCCGTGCTGTTGTCAGTCACAAAGAAGTACTTAGCTGCGCCCGCCGTGACCGTGCCGATTGTCGCGCCGCTGGCGTCCTTGAACGTAACTGTGTTGGCACCGACATTGCGAACCAGCACATCCTCGCCGTTACTTACGTCGCGCGCATCAGGAAACGAGAAGCTCAGACCGCCTGTCGTCGCGGAAATGTCGATGATCTTGCTGACCGTCGTGCCGCCCGCACTGTCATAGGGCCACAGAGCCGTTGTGTCTGCGCTGATGCTGAGTGCTTGGTAGCCTAGTTTGCTTGGAACCACAGTTGCGTTGCCGAAGACGTCTGTGTAGCTCATGCTTGCTCCTTATGCTGAGGCATCCACGATGCGCTCAGAATCTTCCTTGACTATGTTTGTCATTGCGCGGTCATACAGCCCTTGGAACTCAACGATGCGCTCGCTGTTCTTCAAGAACGGCATCGCCTCCATCAGCGCGCCGTACAGCAATAGCTGCGGTGCGTTCTGCGTTGTCCAGCTTGTTTGATTGCTCTCACTCAGCGGCTCTGGCAACTCATAGTAGGACAACTCAAATTGATAGGTGGAGTTCGGCGTTGGCACGATCAAGAAGTGCTCAAAATCATAATCACAATAGTAGCGCGGCTCGTCGGTCGATGCGGCGATTGGCCAGAAAGAACGGCAATACTCGTAGGTGCGCAACTTCAAATACTTGCGTTCACCACCAACGACAATAGAGAAACTACGAGTGCGCCGCCAGCGAATCGGCTTTGCCATCACGGATGATGTCAAATTGCCAGAGACAACGCGCTGCAAGCCAAATGGCTTGTTCTCTGCAGCGATACGCACCTCTGCATTCGAGATGAAGCTGGGAATTTGCGCCAAGAACGTTGCGTCGTGGCGCTCGCAGTAGTTCTCTATGTCCGCCAGCAGCGAAGTGTAGGTCATGCTCATGCTTCAATGTCCTCGTCTGGACGCGGATGCTGCAGCGTGATATTCTCTGGGCGCGGAGTTGGCAACAGCCCCGGATCCTTTTCATCGCAGCATTTCGAGCACACCCAAAGTCCTGTAACTGGCTCTTGCATCATCGCGTCGTGATAGCCCTTAAAGCCGCAGCGCTGGCAGATTGCGACAGCTGCGCTTCCATGGCGATACGGCGATAAGAACAAACCGCTCATCGCGTGTACACGCCGATGTTTGGTTGAATGAACATGCTGGAGCCGTCGGTCTCGGAACGCTCCGCTTCGATCACAGACTTCTCAGCCATCTGCGTGACAATTGGAATGACCGCCGCGTCGACCATGTCTAATTCAAAGCACAATAGCGCAGCCAACTGCCATATGAACGGGTTGTACCAGCGCACCGGAATTTCCAGCGTCTGCGTCAGCGTGCCAACGTCCTGCGGTTGCCTGTGAGCGTACAGCAGCAAACAATCTGCATCGGTCGACGGCACAGGCCACAATGTTAGCTGTGGCGTGAGTTTCTTCTCCAGGAAGTAGTTCACCGATGGACGACCCGGCGCGGTCTTGTTTGGCATCGACGCCCACGTGTCGCGGTTTAATTGCGACATAGGCAGATCACGCACCGCCGTGGCCAAGCAGATGTCGCTGACCGTCGCAGCAGCATTGAACGTGGCGCGGAACGCTGTGCCTGTTGCGGACGGATCGATATCAAACCAATACCAGGTGTCGGGTTCCCAGTCTGTCTTTGCTGTCGTGGACAGTGTGCTCCATGATCCGTCGTAGGCCTCCAGCGTCAGCGTGCTGGTCGCCGTGACCGCCGAGCACTTGACGCCGATGCGCACGACAATCGCTGTCTCTGTCAGCGTGCTGGTCAGCGAGTTTACTCCTGAGCTTGTCGTTCCAACAACAGGCGTCGGCTGGGAATAAACCACATTCATCACATCCAGCGTTCCGGTTGGCAGCACGTAGGTTGCTTGTGCCGCCGTCAGCCCGACCAGCACTTTGTCGACGCACCACAAATTCAGACCGCGCGCTGAAAGCGATGTGAGCAGCAGAAACAACGACTCTCGTGCAGTCTCTACGACTTCTGGCGTTTGCAGTCCGGGCTTGATCTTGCACCGCCGCAGCGCGTGCTCCAACACCTTGGCGGTGTCAATTGTAGTTGTGCCAACGGTTCCTGAGGAGGTCATTGGTATAGAACAACTACCGCCGCGTTGGTTGCTGCGTACAGCCCTGTGCCTAGCGCGATGCCGACGCCGCCAAGCTGTACCACGTCCCCGGCAGCAAGCGTCTTGGTGTAAATGATGGTGCCGGAAGCTGCAGTGTTGTCGTAGATGGTGACG